TATTAGTAATAGTTATTTTTCCATTGTTTCTATTGGATAATTGAATTCTTAACTTGGACACTCTAGCCTCTAAGTGTAATGCTGGTTGATATTCGTTATCGACGATAGTAACACTATCCCCAATGTTCAACTCTTCTGGTAAGTAATCAATATCAATATCATAAGTAACCTCTGGATAAGCTCGTTTCTTTAATTGATTTAGTGTTTCATTAAATAAGGCTTGTTGAGTTTTAGCGGTGCTCTCATAAGTAGCCGTAATGTATCCAGCGTCTCTTGCTGCACTAGGATGTCTTGTCCAACGCTCCCCTTCTTGAAGATCGTGCAATGTATCTTCACTAACCCAGTAACGGCCATCGTTGTATTTAAAACCTACTAGAGATACTCCATCGCCATATCCTCGCAATGCAGTAGCTAGATTCTCAATACTCTCTTTCTTAGTAATCTTACTGATGTTAGTTCCATACTCTAATCTAACTTTATTATCCTTACCGATTCGTTTATAGAAATTCACTAATTTACGATGGATTTTGCCATGAACAAACTCATAGCTATAATCCATTTCTGCATCAAATGCTTTAGCAAGTCGTCTTAATCGTTTGGTCGCAGTCTCAAATCCTTCAGTTTTAATTGTGCGTTTGTTTGTAGCTGGGATTTCATTAATACCAATTTCCCAACCAGAATCATAAGTTGAGGCCTCAAAATATTCTGTAAGAGTTTTAGGCTTATCATCGATTAACGGCCATACGGTTTCTCCAAGTAAGTCCATTCCAGCATCTTCACAATAGAATGTCTTGCTGTTGCTGTCCTGCTCGATTGATACAATCTCAAATCCTCGAATTTTCTTGCCATCAGATACAAAAAGATAGCATCCAATAACGATTTTCTCTAAATCTGGATTGCCATCTTTGTCGATTGTAAATTCATAAGTTCCAATTCCGGTATCGATATCCTTTTCGAACCAATCATCATAAGCTATCAGTCCGCCAGATAAGTCAAAACTTACCTGGCACAAAGTAGCATATTTTCTAGTTGTAATTGTTATCATATCCACCGCTCCTTAAATGTAGCTTCTACGACTGGAATCTTATTGTCATCTCCAAGGATAGCTACTTCTGTAGTTCCAGGTTGGATAGAGAACACTTGACTTGCTGCATTGATGTACTTACGTTCACCGTTGATAGTGAGCTTATTTTCAGCACTATCAAACACCACTAAGTCATTAGTGTTAATCACTGTTGCCCCATTCTCATAACCGTACTGTACTGTCTTACCATTAGGATGAGTGAAAGATATCATCTTATATGATTTTTCTGCAGTAAACTTATATAGTGGGTAAACATTAGTCGTACCTTCATTGTTGAAGATAAGCTTATTTGATTCTCTCTTTGCAGTTTTCTCAGTTTTTGAAATTGCAAAAGGATTGAAACAGTGAATTTCAAACGAACCTTGAGCGTATCTAAATGTGATTAAATTAAAATCACTAGTTCCGGATACTACACCCTCATAATAAACATCCGGTTGGTATCCAAACTCAAATTTGCTAATGCCAGGCACTAGCAACGCTCTTTGAATCGCGATTTTACTTTTCTCGATACGATCACCAAGAATTGTGAATTGAACCTTTATAATTCTTTTACCGAATCTACGACGAACGAAGCGTTCTCCATCTACTAGAGCGTACTTTCGAGAGGTAGCACTCATTTCTGGAGTAAATCCAAAATCAATGTTGTTGATGATCATTAAGTTTCCAAGCTCTTGCCCATTCGCTTTTAAACTAAACATTAGCGTTCTCCTCTCTTTCTACGTTCTCGTCTATCTAATCTATTTTGCTCGTCTGTAATGTATGGAGTAATTTGTTTTCCAACAACTTTTCCATCTAATTCAACTGTCGTATGCAATTCTATTTTTTGATTTGAATCTTCTGAATCATAGCGATAGTTATCTGGATTCCATGAACTCATTTGAGAAGCTTGCTGTCTTGTTAGCTCAACTCCTCCAACTGTAGCCACGTTTCCATTGAAATCTAATTCGCTGTAGAACTCGTTATTCAAGTACTTATCAACGATATTGTTAACTTCTTCTGCAATTCCTTTAACTGTATCTTGGACATCGCTGAATCCGTCTTTTAACCCTGAACCAAACCCGTCCATGATAGCATTACCGGCTGGAATTAATAATTTTCTGTCGTACTCGATTGGACCTTTGTGGTCTCGAATCCAGTTAGCGATTCCTCCAACGAAATCTGTGACAGCGTTCCAGGCAGATTTTAACCCACCAAGGAAACCATCCATGATAGCTTGTCCAGCTCCTGCTAAGTCGATGTTCCATAATCCATCGAAGATTCCAGTAATTCCAGAAACTAAGCTAGAAACAGCATTAGACATTGCGTCCCAAGCGGCTTGCGCTCCAGTCACCAATCCGTCGATAATTCCTTGAACTCCCGACACTAATCCGTTCCAACCTGCAATAGCTGCACCAGAAATAGCGTCCCATAGTCCACTTAAGAATGCAGCCATCCCGTTAAATGTGGCTTGGACACCTCCAACAATTGCGCTTACTGCTCCTGAAAAGATTGAAGTAATTCCATTCCACATCATTGATATACCGTTCGAGATTCCATCCCAAATAGCGCCTAAATCCGTTCCTAATTGACCGAAATTAAGCGTCACTAAATCAATGATGATTAAGATTGCTCCCAGGAATACTGATTTGATAACTTCCCATGCTCCAGTGAAGTATGTAACGTATCCATCAAACATTTGAGAGATTCCTGAACTCATTCCGCTCCACAATCCCATGAATGCGTCGATAAATGGTTGAACCACTGCCATAATTGCGCCAGTGATAGCGCTCCAAATGGCAGTTGCAACACTTACGATGCCTTCCCAAATAGCAGTTGCTGTTTGGGCAATATTATTCCAAGTATCAATCAAGAAACTTGAAATAGAAGTCCATGCGCTGGATAGGAATTCTGTAAATCCTTGCCAAATGGCCTTGCCTGTTTCTGTTTGAGTAAAGAACCAGGTTAATGCAGCTACTACAGCAGTAACCCCTACAATTAAGGCTGTAAATGGATTTGCAGAAACAATTGCGTTAAATGCAATCATTCCAGTTTTAGCAGCCGTTAACCCAGTCTTGAAACCATCAATTGCACTCTTAACCGTATTTACAACTTTTAAAGCGACAAAGCCTGCTGCTAATCCTGCTAACACTGCTGTTACAGAATCGACTGCTGCAGGAGTTTGGTTAATCCAATCTACAAACTGCTTAATCCAGTCAGTTACTGTGCTAATTGCACCAGTAATACCTTCAAAAGCTGTTCCTAGTTCTCCAACATCACCACTAATACCAAGAATTCCTTTTAATTTGTCGATAAAACCTCCGAACAAGTCACCAATTCCACCAACTGCACTCTTGATATTTTGGAACGCTGTAGAAAGGTTATTGATAATCGTTTGTGTAGTAGATTCACCGAAGATAGCTGTTAATCCCTCTTTGATTGCGAATCCTAACACTTCCGGAATTGCTTTAACCGCGTTTTTTAACAACGGAATGAAGTTTCCAAAAACAAACGTTTGAACGGTTTCTTTTAAGGCTTCTAACGATGGTGATAAATCCTCACCCAGGGCCATATTCCCAAGCACGTTTTGTGCTGCAGCCTTCATGGATGCGAATGAACCGGTGAATGTAGTAGATGCTTCTTTTGCGGTTGTTCCGGTAATGTCTAAGTTTTCTTGAATCGCGTGGATTGCTTGATAGACATCAGATAAGTTATTGATATCGTATTTAACTCCAGTGAGTTTCTGAGCGTCAGTAAGAAGACGTTGCATTTCTTCCTTAGTACCACCGTATCCGAGCTTTAGGTTGTCTAACATTGTGTAGTTCTGTTTAGCAAAGCCTTGATAGGCGAATTGAATGCTTTCCATCGATGTACCCATCTTGTTAGCATTATCTGACATATCAATCATTGCCATGTTTGCTATCTCTGCAGCTTTCCCAGTGTCTCCACCGAGTGACTGCAACAGACTTGCGCTAAATCCTGTTACAGATTCCATATACGCATTTGCAGACAATCCTGATGTCCTATACGCTTCTTTAGCGTATCCCTTAACGATATCGGCACTGCCTTTGAATAGCGTCTCAATCCCACCAAGAGACTGTTGAAGTGCTGCACCCTCGTTTAATGAAGAAGCTAAGGTATCCTTAAGAACTTTCCCAATCCCGATTGCAGCAATCATCTTGGTTACTGTACCAGCAAAGCTTTTCATAAAACCTTGCCCAGCTCTATCTCCGGCGCCGACTACTTCTGTTCCCATAGCCTTTTCAATCATTCCTTTGATTCCGTCAGCCGATGGGATTATCTGAACATAAGCAGTACCTAATTCTGTTGCCATTAAGTTTCCTCCTTCCCTAATAATCTATTTCTTTCTCTTAAGAACTCCTCGCCCGAACTAAATGTCTGAGTATCTGACTCTGATTTGCGCTCATCTATACCTAGTAATTTTTCTAGAATCGATTGAGGTACATTAGTACCTTTTGAACCGTCTTTCGTCTTCTGCCATGCTAGTATGCTTAATCTATCCACAGCACAAGCTAGTAACGACTCTTCTAACGTGATTCTATTTCCAGACATGATCATCTTAATTCTTGAGTTTTGTCTTAAACCTA